CGTCAAGGCGGAGATAGCCCGCGTCAATGCAGACCTTATCGAGGGAGAAGGCTTCTGGGACCGCTTCAACCGCAAGATGAACGACTGGCAGACCACACTCATGGGAATGATTGCTGCCGTCACAGGCCTGATTATGGCAGGACGCTCTGCCGTCAAGGCTTATGCTGACATGGACGCTGAAATGGCGAATGTCCGCAAGTTCACGGGCATGACCAAAGAACAGGTGGAGGAACTGAACGGGGAGTTCAAGAAGATGGATACGCGTACTGCCCGTGAACAGCTGAACGTCCTGGCGGAGGAAGCAGGTAAGCTGGGCAAGAAGTCGCAGGAGGACATCCTCGGCTTCGTGAAGGCTGCCGACCAAATCAATGTGGCTCTCGATGAATTGGGGGATGGTGCGACGCTTACCCTTAGCAAGCTGACAACGATTTTCGGTGACGAAAAGCGCCTGGGAACGGAGAAGGCCTTGCTGTCTGTAGGCTCTGTCATCAATGAGCTGTCACAGAACTGCACGGCATCGGCTCCTTACCTGGCCAACTTCGCCAAGCGGATGGCAGGTGTAGGAGCCCAGGCAGAGATGACCATCCCGCAAATCATGGGACTAGCTGCTGTCCTGGACAGTCAGGGACAGGCGGTGGAAATGTCGGCAACCGCCGTTTCCAAGCTGATTATGGATATGTTCAAGCAGCAGGATCAGGTTATCAAAGCAACGGGCATGAATGCGGAAAAGTTCAAGGAGGCATTGGCTAAAGGTACCAACGAGGGACTGCTAATGTTGCTGGACACGCTTCATAAGCTGGGTAACATCGATGTGCTGGCTCCTGTATTTAAGGACATGGGGGAGAATGGTGCCCGTGCAGCACAGGTGATATCTGCCCTCGCCGGTAACCTGGACATGGTGAAATGGGAACAAGAGGAAGCGGCCAAGGCTTTCAAGGAGGCTACCTCGGTCACCAAAGAATACAACGTCCAGAACACGACTGTTCAGGCTGGTCTTGACAAGGCACGCAAACGTGTCAAGGAAATGGCGGTGGAACTGGGTGAGAAGCTGATGCCGGTAATGAGACATGTGCTTTCTTCGACTACATTGCTGTTAAAGTTCCTCTCCACGGTCGTGGATTTCGTCGTCAAATACAAGACGGCCCTGGTGACGCTGACTGTTGCAGTAGTTGGTTATTACACTGCGGTTAAATTGCAGTATCTCTGGTCTTTACGTTTTGTGGCTGCACAAAAACTAAAAGCTGCATCAATGGCTATTGAGGATGCTTTGCTGGGTGCTTCCATCCTGAAACACAAGGTGCTCCGTGGCGAGATTACAGCAACGGCAGCTGCTCAGACGTTCTTCAACAAGGTGCTGAAGATGAACCCGATGCGTGCGGCTATTGCTGCCGTCACAGTACTCATCGGACTGTATGTGAAGTTCGCTCGTTCTTCGAATGATGCGGCTATGGCACAAAAGCGGCTGAAGGACATAGAAGAGGAGGCAAACCGCAATTGCCGTAATGAAATCGGGCGTATTGAACGGCTTAAAAAGGTGGTTGAGGACGAGACACTGTCTGTCAACAACCGCCGTAAGGCTATCGAAGAGCTGCAGCAGATAGTCCCAGGCTATCATGCAAGCATTTCTGAGGAGGGGCGACTGTATGGACACAACGCCCAGATCCTGAAGAATTATACGGAGCAGCTGAAGAATTCTGCCCGTATAAAAGCGGCCTTGGACAAGCTGCCGGAGGCTGAAAAAGAACGTGATAAACACTTTAATGATGCAACGCAAAATATTCAGAATGCGTACTTTAACGAAAAACAAGGTCAAGATGAAAGTACAGCGATGCGTAATGCGAATGTCAGCCCTTCAGCATATCGGGCATGGAAAGCTCAGCAGCGGAAACTGGATGCTGCTGTCACGCAATATAACACCATTGTTGATGAGATGACAGCGGCCAATCAGAAGTTGGCGGATGAAGCATCGGCATTAGGGAAAGCATCTGAGGAAGGTAGCGGAAACTTCAAACCGGTTCCTGATGATGGCAAAAAGGAGGAGAGGTTCAAGGCTGAAAAGGACTGGAAGGCTCAGGAGGAGGCCTTGAACCGTATTGCCTACGCTACCGGGCAGAAGAACTATGAACAGTATATGCAGCGGACGCTGGAGATAGAAGTGGAGTACCAGCAGAAGATCCTGGCACATACTGACCTGACGGATAGGGAGAAACTGGAGGCACAGGCCAGTTTCTATGAGGCCAAGAAGAAAATAACGGAGCAGGGCGAGAAACGTACTGTTGCCGATGAACAGCAGCTGTACAGCGAGGCTGTTGCCATTCAGAAGCAGCGGTATATTGACGGAGAGACGGACCAGAAGGTGTACCAGCAGACGCTGGAACTGTTGGAACTGGCGCATCTGCGACGGATGGCTTCGATGTACAAAGAGGGTACCAGCGAGTATGCACAGGCTCAGAAGGCCTATCAGGACAGGCTGGTGGCTGACCAGAAGAAACGCCAGCAGGAAACGGAGGATGCTGAAAAGAAGCATCTGAACGAGCTGAGAAGGCTGAAAGACCAGTATTTGGGCCCGAACAGCGGGGAGAGGATGAACATGTACCTTTCCGACCTGGAGGGGCTGAAGCAGGTGTATGAGCTGGAACTGGAGGCTGCCGGGAACAATGCTAATGAGAAGCTTCGCATTGAGGAGACATACCTGAAGGCGCAGAAGGCCTTGCGTAAGAAGTATAACATTGACGGTCTTGACGATAACAAGAACTTCCTGGAGAAATGGACGGAAAGCACGATGGAATGGTTGCAGTCGGACATGGGAAAGGCGGTGACAGGCTCTTTGGAGGTTATTTCATCGGGCATGGGAAGCATCTTCCAGCAGCTTACTTCTCTGATACAGGCCGAAGCGAACATCCAGATTTCCGCTATCGAGAAGCGCTATAAGACGGAGATTTCCAAGGCAGAGGGTAATAACTACCTGGTGAAGAAACTGGAGCAGAAGAAGGAGAAGGAGGTGGCCAAGGTCAAGAACGAGGCGAACAAGAAGATGTTCTCCATGCAGGTGATGCAGGCTATCGCTCAGACGGCAACGGCGGCAATCAATGCTTATAGCAGTGCTGCAGCGGTACCGGTAGTGGGTTATATCCTGGCGCCTATAGCGGCTGCAACGGCTGTGGCAGCAGGTATGCTGCAGGTCGCTGCCATCAAGAAACAGCAGGAGGCAGCAGCGGCACAGGGGTATTCAAAGGGTGGATTTACGCCTGAGGGCAGGAATGACGAGGTGGCTGGCGTAGTACATAAAGGGGAATGGGTGGCCAGCCAGAGACTGCTGCAGTCGCCCGTAGCCCGCCCGTTGATTGAAGCCCTGGACTATGCACAACGAACGAACACTATAGGATCGTTACGCTCGGAGGACGTCTCACGAAGCATCGTGGCCCCGAGCGTTTACGCACAGTCCGCATCAAACACGCCAACAGTCATTGTGCAGTCACCTCAGAGTGATGCACAGGCTGAGATTGCAGCAGGGGGTGCTTTCTTCAAGGAGTATGCGGAAACCATGAGGCAGCTGAAAGAACGCCTCGACGAGCCGTTTGTGACGGTCAACACGGTTACAGGAGATACGGGCATCAAGCAGGCGCAGGATGAATATGACCAGCTGATGCGTAACAAGACACCTAAATCAAGGAGAAAATAAGCTATGGAGATTATCATTAACGGCAAACAGGCCGTATTAAAGAAGAATACGTCGTTTGAATATATTTGTGAGAACAGGATGTTTACGGGTTCGGACAGTTACACGCTGACAATCACGTTCCCCTTGAAAGACTGCCCGCAGAACATCGCTATCTTTGGGCATATCCACCGTCAGGACGTAGAGAAGTCGAAGGTGGTGTTCGACTGTGACATCCGGGACAAGGCCTTCTTCAAGTCGGGCAGCATCACGGTCACACAGATTTCTGAGACGGAGGTGAAGACGCAGTTTTTGGAGGGACGCTCTGAACAGAACTTTAACGACACGTTTGATGATATCTTCTTGAATCAGTTGAACTTAGGCTATCCGAATTCAAGTGAACGTAATCCGGCATTGGTGGGGGCTGAGGATACCTGGAGTGACTGTTACCCGGGATGCGACTGGATTGCGCTTCCTTGGGTGAACAACACGTCGGGGAATATGCAGAATGAGGTGAAGAAGGACGAGGACGGAAACTTTGTTTGGGCATCGACAGGGTTCAGCATTTCTTACCAGCCATATCTGCTGTATATCCTGAACAAGATCTGTGAGGTGACGGGATATACGGGGAACTTCAGGGCGATAGAGAACAGCAGGTTCCAGTATCTGCTGATATGTAACACGCTGCCTTATACATGGGAGCCTTGGAACTTCGCACTGGCGCTGCCGCATTGGTCGCTGACGGAGTTCTTTGAGCAGCTGGAACTGCTGATGGACGGGGAGTTTGCCATCAATCACAAGGCTAAGACCATCAGCTTTGAGTTTTCTTACAGGGTGGCAAGGAAAACGCAGGACGTGCATATCGAAAAGGTGGTGAACAAATACTCAGTAGAGGTGGCAAGGGAGTCTAAATCGGAGTATAAGGGTGTCACGAACCTGGCATATGCGGACAATGACAACAGGATGTGGGCTTACAGGAGCTGCCAATGGTACATCGACGAGAAAAAGAACAGCGCAAGGGTGTTTGCCACACTGCAGGAACTGCTGACCTACGCTGCCGGGCTGAAGGAGTGTGGCGTGGAGTCATGGACAAGGAATGGAAGAACAATTACCTCTTATACAAGAGGGTATCCCATCGGCTCAGACGGGAACAGGCTATTCTATGCGGAGGACGTGGATACGTATTTTATTATGTGGTGCTATAAGTCGGAGCTGGTGCATACGTTCCATTCTGAGCATGACAACAGTGACCATAACTGCTATAAGTACACGAACCGCCTCATGCCTGTCAATCAATTTGGAAAGAAGCTGAATGACAAGGAGGCGGAAGAGGTGGAACTGAATATCGTGCCGGCATGGATTGACGACACATCGGAGGAACTGGGGCCCTGCCTGTTCCTGGAATGCGGGGAGATGGGCAGTGCTGAGTCGTGGACGTCGGAAACGGATGGGGAAGGTAACACGTCGAGCGAGATGACTTCCGGAGGATCGGTGTTCGGAAGGGGAAGGACAGGCAGTAGCGGAGGTGGTGCCGCTGTCAGCATGTCGGACGAGTCTGGCAGTATGGACTATAATGACGGGGCTTTGGTTCAGTCTAGGGCTGGAGTGCAGATAGCAAAAGGGGAACAAGAGAAGGATGATGCCTACTTCGACAAGATATATGTAGGGTTCTGGGATGGCATCAACAGGTGCCAGGGGAAGATAGCAAAACCTATGGTTGACAAGCTGGAGCTGACGGATGACTTTACGGCCATTACAATGCCGTATTCCCTGCGTATCAACGGTCAGGAGGATGTGAATATGAAATACACGTTCGAGATTGACGCGAAGAAGAAGTATTCCTTTTCATTCCTGGCGGATGAGATACCGGACCCGAGGGCGGTATTCTATATCGAGGGAAGCAGGTACGTTTGCGAGAAAATGACTGCGACCTTCCACGAGAGTACGGGAAAGTCGCAGTTGATAAAGGGGGTATTCTACAAGATCCTGTAATTATTGGAGGTTTCTGAGCTTCAGGCTGACATTCTTCTCTACATTGGATTTGAGAATCTTGCCGTAGATCTGGGTGACGGCGATGTTCTTGTGCCCGAGCATTCGTTTCAGGTTCTCCATGGGTATCTCATAGGTGAGAATAAGCGTGGCAAACGAGTGGCGGGCAATGTGGCAGGTGACCTTCTTGTTGATGGACAGGCGCTCCCTGAGAATGTCAAGGTAGTCGTTGAGCCGCTGATTGCTGATGACAGGAAGCTTGTAGTCGTACTTCTTCAGCACCTCCATGGCAGGGGGTAGGATAGGGGTGAAGAAGCTGGAACCGGTCTTCAGACGCTCACCATCTATATAGGTATAGTCTGTGTGCTTCTCGGTCATTGTCTTATAGTTGAAAGCGCACATGTCGCAGTAGGCAAGTCCTGTATAGGCCATAAATATAAATAGGTCACGCGCGCGTTCGATACGGCCGGTACATTCTGCCTGGCGGAGTTTGATGAGCTCGTTTTCCATGAGGGGCACGCGTTCCTTATTGCTGCCCTTGGGGAACTTGACGTACTGGTAGGGATCCTGGGCTATCATCTCCAGCTGCCAGAGTAGCTTGGTGTACTTCTTCACTTTCTTGTGATAGCCATGAATAGTGTAGTCCGATTTGTTCTTCTGACTACGGAGCCAGGTATCAAAGGCAATGACGTTCGCCTTGGTGAGGTCGGCAAAGGTCTTGAGGATGCCGGAGGCTTCAAGGGCATTGAAAACTACATTGTGGTCCTTGATGGAGTTCTTGGCCAGGTTCTCATGTTCCATGTGGTCACGGCAGAATTCTACAAAGCTCTGGCGAAGGTCGGTACCATTGTATAGGACCTTCTCTTCTGGCTTCTTGGGGGATGCATCTTGAAATACATGTTGGTTGAAATTAGCAATGGTCATCTCCTCATTTAGTTGCTTCATAGCATTGATGATTAGTTCATAATGCTTTACTTTTGCCTGAATCTTTCTGTCCTGTGCAACTACTTCCCATTCTTCGGGAGTAGATGAGCCCACAATTTCAAACTTACGCTGACCTTCCTTAAGGTAAACGCAGATGTCAATAAAACCAGTTCCCACTTTCGCAGCCTTTTTACGGCGGTCGAAGATCACTCTTACGTGCTTTGTCATAATTTTAACTTTTTTTTGCGCGGAAAAGTGTTATTTGGGGCTAATGAAAGCTGTCCAGAAGTCAAATTCTAGGAATTGAGAGTGTGATTATGTATCAAAATCAGTTGCCATGTATCAGGATATGTATCAAAAATATATTCCAACAGGCTCCAAACACTTCCAAATAGTTCCAAGTAATTCCACTTAATCCGCAATGTTTAACAATTAGTGAAAATCCCTAAAACTGGTTGTAAATGAGAGGATTGGAACGCTTTCCAACTGATTTTCAACGAAGAAGTGACAGACCTTTTGAGTCTATCACTTCACCTTTAAAGTACACCCGCAGGGGTTCGAACCCTGGACACCCTGATTAAGAGTCAGGTGCTCTACCAACTGAGCTACGGGTGCATCATTTTTTGTTTCTTCATTC